AACGACGCAATTGATGGAACTTGACCCCAGGTTTAAAACATACCCTTCTAATTTCGAGGATAAGTTTGCGGTCCGGGCCCGTTGGTCTACCACAAGGATTGCCTACCATAGCAACCCCTAACAAGGTCTTGCAGCCGATGCCAGCTCCAGCCAATCTGTTATACTCATACAGGCCATAACAAAACGACAGATGTAAATCGGGCAACGGGTCGTTGTGTCTGTGCCAATTACAAACAGCATGGTTAGCTATCGTATTGGACACAGGCTCTATCATAAGGCAAGTCACATGGATCTCCTTTGCTGCTGATTGATATTTACGATGTCAAATAGCGTGAAGAAATTTTAAAAAATTCTCCATTGTACAGTATACCACAACACCCATACATTGTCAAGTCAATAATTTGACGTCAATTTTTTGACGTGTCATTTTTTTGACAGTCGAGCTGAAGAAAAAACTTGACGGTACGCGGTCCACGGACTAGGGTTATAGTACAGCAAGTCTCCATTATTGTTGTTTAGTTGGTATTAAGTCACACCTCGTTCTGTTTTCAGAGCGGGGTGTAACTTTTGTAACACTTTTAAAAACCAAAAAAGTTACGCTGTAATCGTTGCCCCATAAGGATGTTTCGTCGATTGAAACTTTATATGGGCAGATTTTCAAAAAATATTTTTTTTTCGTTTTTTTAAGGTGATTCAAATGATCAAAATGTTACACAAGGTTATTAAGTATATAATACAGATATTTACAAAGTTCAGACTGTAACTTTTTTTGTAACATGTTACACTTTTCCCTATTGGTTGCAAAAATACCTGATTTACCTTACTTTTAGGGTAATAGGCCATATAAGAGGGCAAAATGCAGGTAGTAAAGAAATCTAGGGGCAGACCTCGTAAAACCATTGAAACCCCCCTGACACCTAAACAAGAGAAGTTTGTAAAAGAGTTCGTAGCAAATGACGGTATGATTACAAAACGTCAGGCAGCTATCAACGCAGGCTATCCTGAAAAGTCAGCTCATGTAAAAGCTTCTGAACTTACCAATCCAAACATGCACCCGAATGTGGTGGCAGCTATAAAAGCTTTTAGAGCTGAGCTGGATGAAAAGTACGGAATTACTTTTGCCCGCCATGTTCGTGACATGCAGCGCATCCGTGACCTGGCGATTGAAAATGGGGCGTACTCTGCAGCCGTGCAGGCAGAATATCGCAGAGGGCAAGCCCAAGGAAATATCTACATCAACAAATCAGAAATCCGGCATGGGTCTATCGACAGCATGAGCAGGGAAGAAGTTGAGAAAGCTCTGCAGGAGCTGCGGGATCAGCATGGACAAGATATTATCGACATCACCCCAAAAGAGCAGAAATCTGGAGTCGAGCTTTTACCAGAAGCTGAGAAAGAATCAGAAGAAATATCTGCCTAGTGCACGACTCACCCGTCTGGAGAATTGGGCTTCTCTTGGCGTTCCTGATCTTGTCGTTTGCACTGAACTGGGAAAATTTTATTTTGTAGAGTTGAAAACCACCAAAGGTTCGGCTGTCCGTTTGTCCCCTCACCAAGTGTCTTGGCTAACTCAGCACAAACACGCCCCAACTTACATTTTTGTGCATACGAAAAATGCAGACATTTTTGTCTATAATGGAGAGCAAGCAATTGAGCTGGTGGATAGGGGGCTATTGCTTGAGCCCCAGCTCAAATTTTTAAACCCCGTGAACTGGGAAGAATTTTTTAACTTGACATTCGATGTATAAGACTTATCCTTTAGTTACCAACAAACTAACTAAAGGAGACGAGCATGTCCTATTGGTATGCAACCCCCAAGCAGCGCAGCAGCGGCTTTTCAATTTATTCTAAAGCAAACAAAATTTCTGACATTGGGCCCGCTTTAGCCCACACCCTTTCCGTATTTCCAGACAGTTTAAAAGATGGTGACATGATTCACGTTTGTAAAAAGAAACGTGAGGGCATGGAGCTGCACGGCATCTATGAATATTCAGATGGCGTCATCACAAAGCAAGATGATTTTATGACTTCTATGTTTGGAGACTTGCTATGAAAACAACACAGAAAATTTTTAAACCTCTCGAGCTATCCCCACCAGAAGCTAATGCATTGATGGTGATGATTGAGAGTGAGATAGAAACACTCTTTGATGATTTTGACCCCATAGCAGATTGGGAGTTCGCAGACTTGTACGCCTACAAGCTGTTGGCCTACAAAAAATATAAAGAATGGTATTTGGAGACCCATAATGTTTAGTTTTGAAAAAACACCTCATGTTTGCGCCAGTTGTGGCAGTGATGAGTGGCATAGTAACCAAACTTTCCACAACAGACAAAAATACTGGTTGCCTGATGAAATAGAATTTTGGTGCCACAAATGTGAAGCCGAAGTGGATGTGATGAAAAAAGAAGAATATGAAGAGGAGAAAGAAAATGGCGAAAGATCTTAAAGCTTTTGACCCCCAGAATGAAAAGGATGCTGAAATCTGCATGATTTGGATTGCGTTAAACAGTGTGGATTTTTGGGGCAATGATGAGGCAGTCAGGAATCACTATCACTTGCTGCGTAAATATCGCACAAAAGTGGCGAAAATTACTGGCTGTCGTGTGGCGGACTTGCCAAATAAATATCACAGTTCAGATATGCTGCCGCAGCTCGAAGAGCATCTCACAAAAATAGGTTTTTTAAGGAGGGCATCGTGATGAATAAAACAGTTTTAGTTGCTTCAGATGAAATGAGGCTTTGTAATGTTCTGAAAGCTATAAAAGACTTAGAACAGATTTTTCGAGTTTGTGATGAAAACGTAACTGGTGAAGGGTAATATTCTGGAATTGGGATTTTATCCCCAACAAAAATTTATAACACTTCAAACGATCCGAATCATATTCCAGATATATTGCCGCATATAAGTGATGATGCAGAATTTGATAAAATCGAACGTATGAAAAAAGTATGTCGCGCAATTTATGAGCTGCGGGAAAGGTGGGCATTGACATGAAAAGTTTTATAGTATCAGCAACGAAGGATGTTGGATATGAGACCATTGTATTTGCTGAAAGTGAAGAAGAAGCTTTCGAAAAAGCAAATTGGAATCCTGATGAATTTGAATGGAGACGAACGGACGACGGGCACGACTTTACAATTGAAAGTAATGTCATTGAAGCTGAAGAATTTCCTTATGAAGAAATCAGGGACAAGAACGGAGATTATTTCCTATCACTTGGGGCAGCTCTTAGCAAAATGGCAGACATACAAAACTTGTCTTTGCCAGATATGACAACCGAATGGAGAGAGAGTGTTTTGAAACATATTTGGGCTGTCATTATTACCGACACTGAAGACGGGGTAATGTATACGTTCACAAGACCTCATCATTATGTGAATCGTGAGGGCTTTATTATTACAAAAGAAGCCCGCCAGCACGATGATGAAGAGTACAATGAACATGTCGAGCTGGAGGCTGCTGCGTGTTCTTAATAAAACTATATCACTGGCTTTTTTATCCGCAGGACAAAGAACCCCCAAAACCCGTTAAAAGAAAACGGTTTAAAGCCCCCAAACTTTAAAACAGCCCCCGTCATATTTTGGCGGGGGTATTTTTTAAAAGTTCTGTTTGACAGTATATAAGACAAAGCTTATAACAGTATTAGTTCAACTGTCATTAATGGAGATTTAATATGACACATACTATCGAAAATGAAGGCTTCACATTACAAAACCTTATGCTGAAGGTGCAGGATCAGGCTGCTAGGTCTCAGGACTTTTTAGTGCCAACAGATCAGGCTTTTTACAAAACTGCAGAATGGAAAGAAGGCGAAAACATATCTGGCATTATTCTTGAAGGGCAGGGCGGAGAGCCTACCCGCCATTTACAGGTGAATGATGTTGCTTTTGATCAGATAGCAACCCGTGCTGGAATAGACGTGCGGACTGCAAGGCGGCTGCAGGGCAGCTACCCTGAGCAGTGGGACGGGCTCGTAAATGCCATATGGCAAAATGAACCAGTCACACGCATGATCAGAACGCATATGAATGATGATCGCTTTGGAATTGCCCGGGCTTTTGTTTCCGACAAGTTCAAAACTTTTGATAATGTGCACCTCATTGAAACTGTATTGCCGGAGCTGATGGAATCAGACGCCCAGTGGAAAATCCAAAACGCAGACATTACAGAAAAAAGGCTTTATGCCCGATTCAAGTCTGAGACTATTTTGGGCGAAGGTGCCAATGTTGGGGATGTAATGGCACTCGGAATCGGTATCAGTAATTCTGAAGTTGGGCAGGGCTCTATTCAAGTCTTTCAGATTAACTGGACACTGGCCTGTTTGAACGGGATGCAGACACAAAACAGATCGCGCAGCTCGCACATTACGTCAGCTCGCGGTGATGATGACACTTGGAGCATTTTATCTGATTAAGCAAAAAATGCAGATAATGCAGCACTTGGCTTGAAGCTGCGGGACATTACCCGCAACTATGCCAGCCGCGAATCCTTCGACGCTGTACTGGAGCAGATGAAGGCAGCAGCAGGCGACGTGATAGAAGGGACTTACACGCAAGGCGCGGTTGAACAGCTAGGCAAAGTGCTTGCAATTCCTAAAAAGCAAACTAGCACGATTTTTGACGGGCTTTTGAGCACGATCGGGCAGTCTGGTTATGAGCAGGGCCAGCCCATAAGCCGTGCAACCCTTATGAACGCTGTAACAGCTTGCGCGAATAATGCAGACGCTGATCATGTTGATGATTGGCAACGGCTTGGCGGTGATGTTTTGAACATGAGCCCCGCCAACTGGGCTAGCGTGAGTCGGGCCAGCATAGCAGCTTAACAGCAGCAGCCTAAACATTCAGAAAAGCCCGCTTATATTGGCGGGCTTTTTTATTTTTGACATAAAGCCATACATGGGCTTAATCTTATATCAATTGAAACAGTGCAAATAATGGAGATTCAAAAATGCACAAAATAACAGACTTTAAACCCCTTTTTAAAGTATCAGGCCGCAAGTTTTATGAACATCCAATTCATGGGGATGAAGCGGGCGTTATCATGGAATATTCAGGACGCTATTGGCAGCTCGACGTTTACGACATACCGGACAAACACGAGACTGCAGACATCGTGCACTTGATTCAGCGCAAAGTTTACCCGCAGCTCGACCAATACGGGCGGAGAATTACGGACGGAGAATTGGCACAATGTTAAAGACAGTTGAAATAAGCCGAGCTGCAAAGACTA